GTTTATTGCCCAGCTTCCACTGAAATCCCCATAAAGAATCACAGTATCAACATTTATCTCATCATAAACATTCACTGCAAATACTTGGGATGTGTTTGTGCTGTTCAATCCGTCGTTTGGTCCCAAAAGGGTCATTGTCGGGGCTGTTGTGTCGACCGTTAGTGTCCTGTTCGAGGAAAAAACAGAGTTTGAGGCTGTGTCATTCGCCCAGTAAGCCCACGTGTAAACGCCCTCTGTAAGCCCCAGCGTGAAATTGTACTGCGCATCGTTTATTCCAGAACTGTTTGTTGAGTTTATCTTCCATGTCCCGTCAAAGTCCCCATACAACTGAACTTCATCAAGTACTCCTTCAACCAGTGCGCTGAAGGTGTTTGAAAGTGATGAGGAATTTGCATTATCAACAGGCACATTTAAAGTTATTGAGAGGCCAGCAATCGCTGTGTACACATACATTTCATCATCTGTAAAATCAGGCATCCAAAATTTTTCATCACCTATTCCTATACCCCAAATTTCAGTTGCACCATCAGAAGTTGTGTCAAAAGAAGGGCCAATATAGGTCCCGTCCCACCAATATTTATGAACAACATCATCACTGGCATAATTAGTAATCCAAAAATAAGTTCCATCTGTCGTAATTCCCGTCTGAATACCAGTTACTGTAAGATTCAATGTCCAAGACCAAGCTAAGGACTTGTTACTTGTCCACCAAGCATAAACTTTATTATCAGCATCATTAACGGTCATTAAAAGACCATCCCAATAGGTTAAATCTCCAGCATTAGCGGCACCATCTTCATTCATGCTTATTGTCATGCTGGGAGCAGATGTTCCATTATTTTTCCACCATGCGACTGCATCATCAACAGATGCACCACGGTTTATCCATACAAAAGTTCCATCAGTCGCTATACCCAAATTAGCAGGTGGGGTAGCAGTAGAATAAGATGTTATAAAAGTTCCATTATTGTGCCAATACTTATACCAAGACATCGGAGAATCTTGAACAACCAAAACAAAATCTCCATCGATTACTGCACCCAGGGGACCATCGTTATTCACATTTAAAGCCCATTTGGTGAGGTAATCCCCTTCTGCGTCAGCCCAGTGGAAGGTTGTTGATTTTTCCTGTCCGGAAACAAATGTGCCCGCGTTTACCAACAACATCACATGAGAGTCGCTCTGTGTCCCGTTGCTGTATAACTCAACTTCATAATTTAAGTCCCTATTCCAGTCCACCTGGAGATATTCTTTTCCATCCTCTAGCCTGAAATAGTTGTAGTAATTTGTGGTATTTAAATCTCCAATTGTTACATTTTCCTGCATGTCCGAGAACAGTAAGTCCAGGGAATCATTCAGGAAGTATTTCGATCCGTTGATGTAAATCCTGTCATCGCTGATGTTCTCATTGATTTCAATGTCCTGGACCCTCCAGGCAAAGCCAAGGTCAAAGGGGATGTCTATCCCAGTGTTCTTTCCGTAGATGGTTATCGACAAGTTCTCGTCATTTACTCCCAGATGGTATCTCACCCCCAACATTAAATTATACCCTCCGTAATAGAATTCCTTCCAAAGTGTGGCATTCACATAGGTCAAATTGTCGGTGTCTATTGCTTTGTTGAACCCACCAAGCTGGTCCGCGCATTTGATTGGTTGCCAATCGGTGTTATTGTAAAACCCTATACAGAACTTGTTTGTCGTCCAGTAATCCTGGAAGTGATTTGTGAACTGGATACCGGAGGACTTGTTGAAATAATAGTCATCCTGCGTGTTCCAGATATGGACCACTTTCCCGCCATCGAGAAACTCATAACCAATATCCCTGTCAACACCAAACCAATTCGGGTCAATCTCGTCAACGCCTGAGAAGGCACCCCACTTAATATCATCTGCTGGATTATTTTTGTATCCTGTGATTCTAATTTGATAATCTTTTCCATCTCTAAACACTATTGAATATGTATTTCTTCCAGAATTATCAGGAGCTCCACACCACGTTCCTTTACAATTTGTTGTTAAATCTATTTCCCTCCATCCCTTTCCCCAACTCCTCTCTAGCTTCCAGGACTTTACTGCTGGGTCAAAATCAAAAAGAGTGTTTCTCCCCCAAGGATCATAACCAGTCGGATAGATGAATATGTCCTCGTTCGCCGTGAAATTAATGAAAGCGTGACATGGGTTATCTGATGTCCCTGCGCAGAATGTGTCCCCGGAATAGGAAACGTTGGAAATTGCACCTATAGCAACCAAATAAAGGAAGATTCCCCCAATAAGGGTTCCAACTATTAACCCTGATCTAATCAGCCATTTCTTGACTGTCTCTGTGTAAATTCTTTTTGCCATTATGCGTTTGTGCTTGACTGCACGAGCTTGAGGGCCCATGCTATCTTGGTTGAATCGCCCTCCGCCTTTGTGCTGTTGAAGTCGAGTATCTTGACCTTGATTGTTCCCCTCAGGTCGTCCACAAAAGTATACGGAGCTCCTGCCTGCACGTCCTGGTGGCCCTGGATCAGCGCCTCGACAGAATCAACCCATGTCTTCAGGGCTGCCATGTCTGCGCCTATGTAAACCCCTGTCAGGTTTATTACCTTGATTGTCCCCCCGAAATCAAAGACATCCGTTAGATCTGAGTCGTTTAAGTATAGCGGCAGGACCGTGAGGACTGCCTCCTTCCTGCAATCATTTTCAATTATGATCGCGTTTGCCCCGTCATGCAGGGTGATCCCTGAAATTGTTGTGTTTGCCATTATATTATCCCCCTTTGTTTCATGTCCATTTCAGTCTGTCTTCCTGCCCTCCTGACCACGGCGTCTATGTCTATGTCCTTCGTGACTTGCCCGCTGATCTGGAATGTCGGCCTGAATATAATTGACCTGTTTTGTCCCACCCTTGTTCTCGGGACCACTTCCTCTCCCTTGTGCAGGGCATAAAGCCCCTCGTGCGGCACGCTGGGTATTCCAACTTGCCCCTTTCCTGAAAGCAAGCCCCCAACAAAAGGCATGCTTTTGAATATTCCTGTTACCTTCCCCCACAGCCATGCTCCGAAGTCATAATTCCATGACCAGATGCTTGTCACTTTTTCCCACAGCCACCCCCCGAAGTCTTTTGTGTAATTCCAGATCGTTGTGATTTGTTGCCACAGCCATGCGGAAAAGTCATGGGTCCAAACCCACATGCCAAAAAGTTTTTTATATATGTAATCTCCCGCCGGCACTATTACTTTGTCGTATAACCACTGGCCTATCTCCATCCCGAGATTGACTGCTGCCCTGCCAATCTCATAAACCACGGCTCCCAGTGCTGCCCCGACCTTCAGTGCCCAGTTCGCAATTCCCACGGCAATGTCTGGCAAGGCCAATCCGGTCGTTGGAATTTGTGGTGCTTCCTCTACCGCTTCCCTGACTTTCCCGGTTATCGGCCTGGTCCATTTCAGGAATGCCACGGCCATCTTCATCAGCAGTATCGCAAGGGGTCTCAACAATGTCGCCAAGAAGTCTCCGAATGGCCTGAGGAATATCATGAATGCCCTTCCAAACAAGGACAGAATTCCCTTGAGATAGGGACTTGACTTTGCCAGAATTCCAACCGCTGCCGCGACAGCCACTCCTATGGCTCCGAATTTTGTTGCGATTCCCTTGAGCCCTTTCGATAGCGTTGCTATCCCTTTCACTACTTTTTCTCCAACCTTGTCTCCACCGATCCCTTTTAATGAAATCGGAACTTCGACCTTAAATTCTTCAACCATTTTATTTGCCTGTGTTTATTTTCTCCTGTTTCTTGAGTTCCCTTTCAAGCTCCACGAAATAGACCATCCTGTCATAGGGAAGATCATCCACCTGCTCTGGGGAATACCCGAACCGGTTAGCAAAGAACCAGTAGATAAACTCCTGAGAGACTTCTGGGTAGTCGAGATAATTTCCCTTTATGCTTTCCCTTATTCTAAATTTTTTTTTACCGTGGGTTCCGCGAATTCGGTGTACTCTCCGAAGATGTAATCGGTGACCTCGCATGGGAGCTTCTTGATCCCATCCACGCTTACATCGAAAGGTGCCTCGACTATCGCCTTGGCCAGGATCTTCTCCTGTATCTCAAGCTCGTCAATCCTCACCTGTGGCTGCCCCCCGAGAATCGTTGTCTTCGAGCACTCGCTTCTTATCCTGTTTCTTACGCCCGTGCTCAGCTTCTTTATGGTGATCAAGATCTCCTTTCCATTGACCAATAAGGGTATCTTCTTTGTTTGCTCGATTATCCTGTTCTTTGCGTCTATTCCCAAATCAGGAATCCTTGGTTTTTCTTCTTCCATTATATATTGGTTGCTGCTATTGGTGCCGTCTGAATATCGTTCGTGTAAATGATGTTCGTGCACGCCCTTGCCCATCCTGTCACGTCCTCCTTCACTACCTCGTTTACGTTCTGGGGCAGGGTTTCTTCGGTGAGATGAACTCCCGTCAGGTTGATGTCTAGTATGTCCCCGTCGTCATTCGTGAATGTCAATTCAAGGGTTGCTATCTCTGTCCCGCTTCCCGCGTGTGGTGCGGTTGCTGAATTTGTCCCGTTCATGAAGTATGTCAAGAGATCCGTGTGGTCCAGGAATGCCGCGGTCATGGAAAAATTGTACTCCCTGTTCTTTGCTACCACTGCCGTCATGAACCTGCTTCCGACTCCGTAGACTGGCTCCGTGTTGTTGACAATTGACAGTTCAAAGGATTGAACTGCTGCGATTGATGTTCCGTCCGGCATCTCGATTGACCCGTGCGCAAAAGTGAAAACCGGCTCGACGTCCACTATGTCCGCTGACTTTGCTGTTCCGAGATTCTCGTACCTGAAAGAACATTCAAGGCTGAACTTCAGTGCCTCGTTCACCGCTGCGCTGATTATGCATGTGTTTACCACACATCCAATCACCTCGCTCTCGAAGTCCGTTGTCCCGAGCTCGAACCCAAGGTCTGTCGTGAAACTAGGAAGTATGTCATCCTCCGTGTATGTGTGTGTGTATGCTCCGGGTGATCCTGCATCGTTGTTTGTCCCCAAGACACCCAACAGCCAATAAGCGTTTGTGAGTACTCCGCTGATTGTCATGGTTCCTCCGTACTGCTTGTTTACATTTGCCGTGGCGTTCCTCGCTCCGACGCCCCATATCCTTTCGGCATTGTTGTTTCTTGTCATTGACACCTCTATGCCCTGTCCGAATGGTACCCTTGTCTCGTTGCTTGCTGTGTGGCTTGCTGGTACTGCAGCCCATCCATCCATGTCCTCGAATGCGTAAAGAGCCACCGTGCCTCCTCCGCTTGTGTAATTTTGTGCCATTATTTAACCTCCCTGGATTTAATTGCTTTCTTTCTCTTATGAGTATTTTTAGGTTTTATGATTAATTCTGCCTCTTCCTTTGATATGTGGCCCGCTGCCAGATCTGTCATGGCTTTTTTAAGCCTTTTCTTATTCTCTTCAACAAGCGCATCTTTGTGTTCTTTTGAAATTATCATTTTAGTGTGTTTGGAACATAATTTCATAATCAAGGTTCCTATGCATTATCTCCGCGCTCCTGCCCGGACTCTCGATTATTGGTCCTATGAATGTCAGTTTAATGTATCTAAGATAAAAGAATGATTTCGCGTTGGTCTTCATGTGGTCCTTGATTGATTGTGTGTATGCATCGATATTATTCACATTGTCTGCGTAAATTACCATTGCAATCCTTGGGCTTGAGATCAGGTCGGTTCCACCTATCCCGAACGCGTCTGTTGGGATTCCAGAGAAATCAATGGCGATTCTTGGGTAACTTGATATGCTCAAATCGTCCCTTGGAAAGTCCGTATAAATTGAGTCTCCGCTTCCTTGATCATAAATAATTGTGTAGGATCCGTCTTGTGTCGTTGTGAATGAAATCACACCAGTCACAAAATTTACTGTGTAATCCTCACCATAAGTCAATAATGTTCCTCTGGTCACGCTCCTCACGTTTTTTACAAGTGTTGGGTTTGTTCCAAGAGTATGTGTGTCCGCACTAGAAAAAGTTCCTGTGTCTGTGGAGGTTGTTACGCCTCGCTGGGTTATCGTAAGAATATCCGCACTCCTAATTGAGTTTTCTATTTCTGTCTTTATGTTTGTTAAATTCAATGTCATCCTCTTGGATCTCCACCACTTGGTTTATTACTCATCCAGCGACCAGTACTGGTCACATTGCCAGGTGATCACTGGGGCTCATTTCATGTGCACGATTTTTCAAAGAACCAATCTATTATAAATGCTTTTGTTCAAAAGAATTATCTGGCCAACTCTCTTTGGATTATCCCAGGCAACTTGTTCAGTATTGTGTTCCTCACAAAGTACGTTGGCCTGACTCCTGGATGCCATACTTTCTTGACTATCACAGTCTCCCCCCCTACTTCAAATTTCAGGGCCTTCTTGTCCTTCGGTTCGATCACGTGCGGATTCGAGCCAAACTCGACATATCTCCCGTACTCCAGCATGGAGATCACTATTCCTTTTTCTGTCGGTTCCACGTTTATGGAATTCTTGAGGTCGGTTCCCCTGACTGGAAAAGCGAAGAACAGCTCGTTCCTGAGCGCGTTTGCTATCCTGAACATCACGTTTCTTGGTATCATTGTATGAAGAAAAGAATCACTGTTTTAAAAATTGTGTTTCCGTTGAACAGTCTGTCCGTGACTTTGTCCACCCTGTATGCTTTCGAGTTGTGGGTTATCTTGTCGTACTTGTTCATAGTCTGGTCATACTTTATGAACATCTTCGCGTCAAACCTTTCGGTCAGGCCAGCCTTGTCCAGGCCGAAGTCCTGGTTTGGATTCTGGAACACCACTGTTATGC